TATGAGTTACCTGAATATGAAGATGAAAAACAAGATTCTTTTCAAAATTTACAATATTATCAATTACGTTGGTGCAAGCATATTTACGCTGCTATGTGGTCAATACTTCATGATGAAGGTAATGAACCACTTAAGTTAGCTGCAAAATATAATCAAGATGGTATTAATATTACTGTAGATTTTGAAAATCATAATTTAAATAAAAACGATAAAATTCAATTAAATTTTACAAGTGGAAATGCAATATCAGGTGAATATACAATTACTGATGTTCCTAATCCAAATAGTTTTACTGTTGTTTATCCTTTTACACAAACTACTGGAGGATATGTAACTGTTGAAAATTTAAAGAAACATGAATATGTTGGAGCATGGTTATTAGAACCTAGTGATAAACCAATTGGGAAAGGATTAGAAAGTTGGGAAAAGAGATGGGCAAAAGAAAAAAGAAAAATGCAGGAGGCTGTTGAAGTTTTTGCTTTATATAATCGATCAACAAAATGGGAAGGTAATAAAAATATTATTGGTGATTTTAATTTACCACAAGATGTAGCTAATTTTGATCCGTCAGTAATTGCTATGACTTTGACTGATAGTTTAAAAAGAGATGAGACTGGTGGTTTAAATAGATCGGGTAAACCTTTTAATACAACAAATAGAATGATTGCAATGGTAAATAAATTATTTAATAAAGCTCCTACTGTTTTAGATGATATAAAATTTGGAATTGTAAATAAACCACTATCAGAATTTACTAATGTTTTTGAAGCTGGATTATTAAAGGCTGGTGATTATATAAACGGAGAACTATTAGATGCTGCAGCTAATACAAGTAACATGGATGCTGGTACTTATAATCCAGAGACTGCCCAAGATACAGTAGTAGATGCAGGACTATATATAAATGTCTAATTATGGCAGTACAAATTCAAACTCGTAGATCAAGCACAGCAAATGACAGACCCTTTCCAATAAGACTAGGAGCTGGAGAATTAGCATTAAATAATAATAGTGTAAGTCCAGGTTTATTTTTTGCAGATAATACTGCTTCTCCAAGCACTGGTTTAATTAAAGTTGGTCCTGTACATATTGGAAGCACTGCACCTAATACTTCTCCTGCTGGATTTACTTCTTCTAGTAAAGGTGAAACTTGGTTAGATACTGTAAGTACAGAAATATTTAAAATTCATGATGGTACATCATTTAAAAGTGTAAAAGCAGTAGTTTCTGTTTCCGCAGGTCAACCAGCTAATGCTATAGACGGACAACTACATTGGGATACAAATGGTGCTGGTAATGGAGTTTTAAAAATATATTTAGCTTCTGTTGGTGGTTGGGTTGATGCTACTTAATTATTTATTTAATAAATGATCTAAAATTCTATCTAATTTACTATGAACTGCTTGCATTTCTCTTAAAAAATCTTCTTTTAATACATAATCATGTAAAACCTCATTTTTTAATTTTTCTACTTTTCTTTCTACATTTTCAAATCTTCTATCTAATTTTTTATTAAAATTACCTAAAGCCCTTGATATACCAGCAAAAGCTCCAATACTACCAGAAATAATAGCTGCAATAACTTGAGGTTCCATAATTTAATTATAATGGTAGGCACAGTTTAAAATAGATAATTATATATAAATAAAATGGCAACAGGGTACGAACCAAATATACAAGGAGCTATTGCAGCATTGAGAGATTTAATGATAGCTAATAATGTGAATATGGCTCGTGAACCATATGAGCCTAATTACAGAGGATTAGTAGATGCAGTAATTGATTTAAAAGAAGGCTTTCCAACATTTGCTCCTGCTCAAGTTACATTTAATGCTGTTGCATTTGAGAATGTTACTGAAGGTGATGCTTTATACATGAGAACATCAGATGGAAAAGTAGGTAAAGCCAGTGCTGCAGATGGGACTATAGAAAATGCATTTGTAATTGGATTTGCAAATATATCTGCTCTTACTGGTGAATCATTACAAGTTGCAGTAGCTGGTTTGAAAGATATATCGGGATTAGATGCAGGAGATTTATTTTTCTTATCTGCCACAACAGCAGGTGCAATAACTGCAACTCCTCCTTCCTCTGCAGGTCAAGCAGTTGTAAGAATAGGTGAGGCTGCAACTGCAACTAAATTATCTATTCAAATTGAACCTCCAGTTAAACTAAGTTAATGTCTTACGAACCTTATGCACCAAATGCTCAGGGATTAACTGAAGCATTATTAGATTTAAAAAGTAATTTTCCAGGACAAATTGCAAATAAAATAAATGGATTTGCTGCTGAAGCTTTTGAAAATTTAAACCAAGGTGATGCAGTTTTTTCTAGATCTAGTGATGGAAAACTTGGAAAAGCAATTGCTAATGATACTGATGATAAAGCAAGAGTTGTAGGATTTGTAGAAACAACTGTATCTGCTGGTACTTTAGTTCGTTGTATTGTTGAAGGTGTTACCCCTCTTTCAGGATTAGATCCAGGAGATCATTATTTTTTATCTGCTAGTTCTGCAGGAGCAATAGTAAAGACTCCACCGACTAGTTCAGGACACTTTGTAACAAGGGTTGGTGAAGCTGCAACTACAACATCTTTAGTAGTAAAGACAGAGCCACCAATAGAGATATCTTAACAATTTAGTGGTCGTAAAATAAATATAAATAAGTTCTTTTGGTTAAGGACTTGATCGAGATATGAAATGGCAACTAGGAAGGCGTTAGTACTTGTTTCTGGTCTTTTTCAGGAGTTAAATTCTTCTGCAGATAAATTAGATTTTGCTGGAAATAGTACTTCCGATTTAAGTGAGGGCACAAATGAATATTTTACACAAGCAAGAGCTAGAAGTTCTGTTTCAGTAACTGACTCAGGTGGACTAGGAAGTCTTGGATATAATAACTCAACGGGAGTAATTACTTACGCAGGACCGTCTAACTCTGACGTTAGAGGTTTAGTGAGTGTTGCTTCAGGATCAGGGTTGACTTACGACAATTCTACTGGAGAATTTGGAACTAATGCAATACCAAATGCTAAGTTAGCAAACTCATCTATAATTCTTGGCAGTGCTACGGTTAACTTAGGAGACACAGTTAGCGGATTATCATTAACTAATATCCAAGCAATAACAAAATTACAAGTAGGAGCAGAAGGAGGAGCTGGTAATATCATACTTCAAAGTTCAGGTATTACTTTTGAAGGTGCAACTGGAGGAGCAGACGCAAATGAAACATTATTAGCTGTTACAGACCCAACTGCTGACCGCACTATAACCTTGCCTGATGCCACAGGAACTGTTGCTTTAACAAGTGATATTGTCTATCCAGTAACTTTAAATAATTCAGTAACTTTAACAAATAAAACTTTAGCTCTTGGATCTAACACAATATCGGGAACTTTTGCTCAATTTAACACTGCGGTTACTGATGCCACATTAGTTTCTACAACAGGAACAGAAACTTTAACAAATAAAAGTCTTACTGCACCAGTTCTTACAGGATCTTCGGCTGGTGCTGGGAGCATAATTTTTAAAGAAGATACCGATAATGGAACAAATTCTGCAACTCTTGTAGGACCTGCATCTACGGCCGATGTAACCATAACTCTCCCAGCTGAAACAGGAACTGTTCTTACCACTGCATCTTCAATTGCTAACAGTAATTTAGCTAATAGCTCATTAACTATTGGTAGCACTGGAATTGCTCTTGGTGGAAGTGCTACCACATTTACTGGATTAGCATCTATAACTTCTACAGCTGTAGTCACAAATGATAGTGGATTCAGAATTCGAAATAATTCAGATAATACAAAAATTGGTGCTTTTAGTTCCGCCTCTATTACGGCTGGTCAGACTAGGACATTAACATTTCCTGATGCAGATGGAACTATAGCAACTCAAGCTTATGTAAATACTCAAATTTCTGCTGAAGATTTAGATATTGAAGCTGATTCTGGAACGATTGCAATTGATTTAAATTCAGAAGTTCTAGATATTGAGGGTGGCACAAACATCACAACAGCTGCAACAGGTAACAAAGTTACAATTAATATGTCAGGATCCTTTGCTACGGAGGATTTTGCTACGGCTATAGCAGTGGCTTTAGGATAGTATTATGGCAACCCAAGTTCAATTTAGAAGAGGAACAACAGCAGAACATACAGGCTTTAAAGGTGCTGATGGCGAAGTTACAGTAGATACCTCGTTAAAAACTGTTGTAATACATGACGCAATAACTAATGGAGGCTTTCCATTATTAAGACAAGATGGTTCAAATTCATTATTTTCAAAGTCTGGTGATCTAAATAATTGTGCTTTAAAGTTTGCTGGAGACACAAATACAGGATTAATTAGTCCTGCAAATGATGAATTATCTTTAGTAACTGGAGGAGTTGCACGTCTTACAATAGATTCTAATGGGGCAGTAACAATTCCAGGTAATGTAACTATAACGGGGACATTATCTGCAACTACTACCAATTTCTCTGATCAAATTGCATTAATTCTTGCACTAGGATAATATGGCAAATACCTTCAAAAGTGACGTTAAAGCTAATGTTGTTACAGATGCTCTAAGTGCTAGTACCACAGTGCTAGTTACCGCAGGTGGTAGTTCAACTTTAGTTTTATTAAGTATTCTTCTCTCAAACAAAGTCGCATCTAGTACCGACGTAGATGTTTTTCTTGAAACTGCTGGTGATGATGTTTTCTTAATTAAAAATGCTCCAGTACCTGCAGGATCTTCTTTAGAAATAATATCTGGATCAAAAATAATAATGGAAGCAAATGATAAATTAAAAATAAGAGCAGGCACAGCTAGTGCAATAGATGCAACCGTAAGTTATCTTGATCAGACTTAAGGAGGTATAACACATGGCTCTTAATACAGTAAGTTCAGATAGGCTATCTACAAACGTAAAGAATACAAACTTTACTGCAGCTGAAAAACAAGACTTAACAAATGATATTTTACCTCTATCTGGGCAGTTAGGTACTAGAAACAAGGTCATAAATGGTGGAATGATGATTCATCAAAGGGGAGATGCGTCTGCTACTAATTCTTCTGACTATTTGTCATCTGATAGATTTTTAACAAATAATAATAGTAGTGCACAAGTAGCTGTAACAAAATCTACAGATACTCCAGATGGTTTTTCTGCCTCTACAAAATGGGATTGCACCACAGTAGATACTAATGTTGCAGCTGGTGATTATTTTCTTATTCAGCACAGAATGGAAGGTCAAAATGTTCAAGATTTTGAAAAAGGAACTTCATCTGCAAAGCAATATGCTCTTTCTTTTTACATAAAAGCAACAAAAACTGGAGTTTACACTATTGAATTAGAAGATACCGATAATCAAAGAGCTTGCAGTAAAACAATTACAGTTTCAGATAATAATTGGAATAGATATAGCCTAATTTTTCCAGCAGATACAACAGGAGCTTTTAATAATGATGCTAATAGTTCACTCACTATTAATTTTTGGCTAATGGCAGGGTCAAGTTTTACTTCTGGAACATTACAAACAAGTGCTTGGGGTGCTAGAACAAGTGCAAATAGGGTTTCTAGTTCTAATGTTAATGCACTAGATAATACTTCAAATGACTTTTTACTTACAGGAGTTCAATTAGAAGTAGGCAGCGTGGTAACAGAATTTGAGCATAGGTCATTTACAGATGAATTATTAAGGTGTCAACGATATTATTGGCAATATCCTTTTGGGGGTGAGGGAGACAAATTTATTTATGGTGGTGCGTATGCCACTTCAACTATGATACATTATTCACTACCAACAAAAATGAGAGCAACACCTACTCTTACTTTTACTGAAAAAAGAGCTGGTTCTAGCAGTGATGCAAGTTATAGTGACCAATATCTTTTGCAATATCAACAAGTAGGTGTTAATAATGGCTATTTAAAAAACCCTAAACTAAATGCGGAGCTTTAAATGACTTACACTTATAAACTTTTAGCAAATTATACAGATTCCATTACAGGTAATTCTGTAGAAAGCACCTGTATTTTAAGAAAAGAAGATAATGCTTATATTCCAAAAGACGAAACAAACACCGACTATCAAGAGTACCTTACGTGGGTAGCAGAGGGTGGAGTTGCCGAAGCTGCTGATGCATTAACTTGGGATGATATTAGAGCTACAAGAGATGGAATATTACAAAATACAGATTGGACAATGACAACTGGTGCAACTGTAGATCAGGCACAGTGGGCTGCATATAGACAAGTTATAAGAGATATTCCTCAGACTTATAAAGATAAAACTCCTGATGATGTTGTTTGGCCGACACAACCATCTACTGCAGGACCTAATACTTAAATTTTTAAAAAAATTAGTAATAATTCTCAAAAATTAGCCTCTGTAAAATAGAAGAAGCAAATAAAAGATTTCAGTAATCATGCCGTATATAGGTAATAATTTAAGGTCGAATAATGATTACAAAGCGATTGATGATATTTCAAGTTCGTTTAATGGTAGTCTCCAAGATTTTGCTCTGACAGTTGGAGGATCTGCACCTGTCCCATTTCCAAAATATGAAACACAATTATTAATTTCAGTCGGTGGTGTAATTCAAGAACCAGATCATACAGGAGGAACAGGTTTTAAATTATCAGGAACAAATATACGTTTTAGTTCTGCTCCAGCAGCAGGTGAAAGTTTTTTTGGAGTTATCTTTGCAGCTGCTGATTATCTAAATGCTGGTGGGACATTTCCTGATGGAACTACTGCAGTTCCTTCTATAACATTTTCTGATGACACAGATACAGGAATATTTAGAAGTGGATCAGGATTAGTTTCTATTACAGCTAATGGAGTTAAAGTTGCCACCTTCCCAACAAGTGCAGGGTCAAGTGGTCAGGTGCTTTCCACAAATGGATCGGGTGTACTTTCATTTGTTGATCAGTCAGGGGGTGGAGCTGTCGGAGGAGGATCTGACAAGTTGTTTATGGAGAATGGAACAACCATGACAACTAACTACACAATAGGTACTGAATTTGGAGCAACTTGCAATGCTCTAAGTGCAGGACCAATTACAATTAATGCAGGTGTTACGCTGACTATACCTAGCGGTTCAGTATATACGGTGGTTTAAATTATGCCTATTACAATCAACGGATCAGGAACAGTTACAGGAATTTCAGCAGGGGGATTGCCTGATGGAATAATACAGGCTTCGGATTTAGCACTTGGTGTTGGTGGTAAAATTCTTCAAGTTGTATCTACTACTGAAACTGCTGCTTCTCAAGTTACTATGTCAACAAATGGTGAAAATACTCTTATTTCAAGAACTTATACTCCGACAGTTTCCTCTAGTAAGGCTTTGATACAACTTTCTATGCACCTTGATATAGATGGTTCTTATGGTGGTATGTTTATAAATTTACTGAGAGATTCTACAGCTGTTGCAAGAGGTGATGCTGCTGGTATAAGAAGACAAGCTACAATAGCACCTGATTTTAGTAATACTAGTTATGGAGGTACTTTACAATCGTTTAGTATTCTTGATACTGGTATTTCTGGAACTTCACAAGTAACATATAAAGTTAATATTCTTGATCAACATAGTAGTGGAGGAACTTATTTTTTCAATATGGGAAGAGATACTAATAATATTGAGTACATTTTAAGACCTGTTAGCACTCTTACAGTTTACGAGGTAGCAGCATAATGTCTTTTAATGATTTTGCAGCAATTAAAAAAGCGTACCCTGACGCTGTTGCAATATATAGTGACAAAGGTGCGTTTAAAGCCGATGGAACGCAAATAAATATTGTTCAATCTGAAGTGGATGCTGCGAGAGTTACGTTAGATGCTGAAGCTGCTGCTATTGCATATCAATCTGTAAGACAACCTTTATATCCATCATTAGGAGACTTTGCAGATGCAATGTACTGGAATAGTAAGGGAGATTCTAGTAAACTGACAGCATATTATGCAGCCTGTGAAAAGGTAAAAACTGATAACCCAAAACCTAGTTAATTATGTCAAGTATTAAATTAACAGCTGATTCTGGAGGAGGTACTTTTGAGGTAAAGGCTCCTTCTTCTAGTAGCAATACAAGAGTATTAACTTTACCTGATACAGGAAATCTTACTTTAAATCCAGGACATACAGGTCCTTTACAAGTTTTAGAAGAATTTTTTGTACCTTGTGATGGTACAGCGGTAACGACTGCTCAAGGTTCGGTTTCTATACAAAATGTTACTGCTGCTCAAGATGTTCCAGCATCAATGACAACCTGTACTGGTTCTGAAGTTTCATATCAACCTCCTGCAAATACAAAAATTGTTATATATACTTTTGCATTTGCTTATACTTATAAAGATGACCAAAATATTAGTGCTTTTGAACTTCAATTAGATGGAACAAGAGTAGGAAAAAGACCTAATACAGTTAGAGGTTATAATAATAATTATCAACCAATAATTATTACACATCCTTTTAGAATTGAACCCAGTTTAAGTGCAGATCCAGATGTAGGTCGTGTTCAAAGTTGGAGTAGTGCAAAAACAATAAGAATTCAAATGAGATATTGGGCGAATAATTACGAAGGAGCTATCCACAAATTTGGCGAAGCAATAAGAGCATCTGATGGCTCTTTTGAAAACAATCAGTTTTCTATTCCTTGTGTAGGAATCAAAGCAATAGGGTCAGTTTAATGGAAACTTATGAACTTAATCGAATAAACGGCAAGCCTTCAACAGATGAGCAAGGCTACAAGTCCACAAGAGAACAATTAGATTTATTGTGGCATGACATAGATGATGGCAAATTTGGTGCTGATGCTAAAACAGGAGCATGGTACTTAGATGTCAAAGCTGTCAAAGAGAGATTTCCCAAAACCTGATAATTAATATGTTTAGTTCTTTTAAAATAAATGAATAAAGGGAATTTATTGTGACAAGTAAATTAATAGTCAACAGTATAAGACATACAGGAGCATCATCAGATGGTATAACTTTGGCTTCAGATGGTAGTGTTACTTTACCTGGGAATGCTACCTGTTCTGGAACAGCATCAGGTTTTTCAGATTATGTTAAATTACAACAAGCCTCAAGTGCTGGTGGTTCTGGTGGTTTGATATTTGATAATCTTGATGTTGCTACATATAAATATTTTGATTTTATTATTTCTTTTGTGCCAGAAACAGACAATCAACATCCACACTTTAGATTTAGAACTGGTGGAGCAAGTGGTTCAGACGTAAGTGGTAGTCACTATAATTATGGATATACACTTCATTATCCTAGTAATGGATTTTCAGAACGATCTGAACAAGATCAAGGCTATATAAGATTTTCAAATGCTATTGGTAACAATACAAGTAATAAAGAAGGAATAGCCTTAAGTATGAGAATTCATTTTGCTGACTCTGGTGATAATGGAGCTTCTGCTAATTTATCCAATTTTATTGCTTGGGATTATTGTTCAAAAAATAATTCTGCTGATGTATATAATGGCAGAGGGTCTGGAAATTATGATGAAAATACCAGTACTTATCCAACTGGTTTTCATATTTACATGGATTCTGGTGCTATAAACGCACACACATACTCACTTTATGGATTGAAAAGGTAATGGCTAAATTTAAACTAGTTAACGGAGTTGAAGTAGAATATACAGCAGAAGAGCTGACTCAAAGAGAAGCTGAAGAAGCTGCTGCAAGAGCTGAACAAGCTGCAAATGCATACAAAGTTTCTAGAGAACAAAATTATCCAAGTATTAGAGAACAACTTGATATGCAATATTGGGATCAGGTAAATGGAACAACGACATGGAAAGATGCTATTGCTAAAGTAAAATCAGACTATCCAAAACCTAGCTAGGTATCTAGACTGGTTAGTTTATAAAAATAACAGTAGAATAAAAATATAAGATTTTTTTAAAAAAATGCAAAAAATTTTTAATGCAATAGCTGTTGCTTCAGGTGTAGTTTCTTTGACTGTTGTAGGAGCTGGTTTAGGTATTTATTTAAATAAAGATGCAATCATCAACAACATAAAAGAGGCAGCGTTAGAAGCGGTTACAGGTAGCTTAGGAGATACTTTAGGAGATTCATTACCAATACCTGAAACAACTGGCGGTGTAATTCCTGAGTTACCTAAGATTCCATTTTAAAATTGTCTGAAGTCAATCAAATAAATATAAATAAATTAGAGATAATCCCAATAAATAGTTATATTCACACG